TAGTGCAACTGTTAAATTAATCAACGAGCGACTAGCTGAGTTTAATAAGGAAGCGGCTAACGATCCAATGCAAGGTACTTGTACCAGTTGCTCAGAACAATTTACAGTGCCAATTGAATTTAATTATTCAAGTTTTTTCGCACAAGGCTTTTGACTCTAAGCAATGAAGAGATCGTGTCATTGCTTAATGATTACGATAAAGAGACAAAAGCCATAAAGAAAGACGCACTCAAACTAAGTTGGTACATGCGCGGTGGATTAACCTATGATGATATTATGGTTCTTAGTACAACGGAACGAGAATGGATAGGTGATATTATTAAAGATAATCTAGAAACAACTAAGAAATCAGGACTGCCATTCTTCTAAGACTAACTTCGTTAGTCTATTGATTTCGCTTACGCTCATCAATATTGTTTTTTAAGATTTCATCCAGATTAATTGGTCACTCTTTGCCCAGGGCGGGCAAAAAATATATGAGCTTCATCCGAGTAGCACAGTCACTGATATTAGAGCATTACAGAGGCGGTTGTCCTGTACCTCGAGCTCCGTTCTTATACAACGGCGGGTTAATTTACATATATCAGCATGTAGTTAACCGTGTGCGATCGCTCGCACGTCCTTTAGCCTTAAAATTAAATTTTTTCTTAACACAGCAAAATCGGTTATATGGGTAGGCATGTCCGATCATCATCCTAGCTTGCGGGGTAGTTGCTGAGTGCTCTTTACAGCGAAGAGACTTCCGTCCGGGCGTAGTTAAACCCCTTGTCATGGGCGCACGATATTGGCTTGCGCTTGCCGTAACTGTTAAATGTCTATGTTTCTGCGAGCAAGTTCTACTACAAACATATGTGCAGCAGCGGTATCACTCCAGTTTTTAACAGCCCAAATAATATAATCATCTGGTACTTCCCTCAAGTACCTACCTTTATACTTGCCCCAGGGCATTTTAGTATATTCGTATTCATTTTTATTTGATGCCGTTACTTTCATAGTTTTCCCTTGATGTGTGAGCCATGGACACGGACCTGTATATGTCCGTTATAATAATCGTCTGATTCTAAGACTTGGTGTCGGAATTGTTCTCGTGCTTCGATATATGAACATTCTGCTTTTGATTTACAGTAATATAGTATTTGTCTAGTGAATTTGTCTGCGCCTAGAGTTTGTATGTCTTTTTTAAGTTCGTCGTTTGAGCCATAATATAGTTGCCAATCGCTGTCTATTTTGCTTCTGATCTTCTTTTTCTTTTTAGTGCCGTTTTTGAGTTTTACTGTTCGTACTGTAGTTTTTGAAAATTTGGCTAATTTTTTCCCTATATATTTGCGTCCAGATACAGTATTTGTTATCAAATACACAAATCCCACACAATCTTCAGGAAGTGATTCCACAAGAGTGGATTCGAATAGCCATGACATACAGCATATAATTATCTCTTATATTCAAGGTTACAATAAAATGTTATTTCTTCTATACAAGTATTATGATCCAATGTATACGCATATTTTATAAAGTTTGCTATATCGTTTGCATTAATACCATTACCTGTCCACGTCGATCTGCTACGACTAAGTTCTGTGTCCAATCGATCCAGTGTGATTAATGTAGTTTTAAACAGCACACGGTCTGCTTTAAATGACGCTGTACATTGTTTTGATGCATGTGCCAGTGCTGCTTTTGCCACACGATAAGTTTCAAAACTGGGTTCTCTGGCAACAATGCTTTTTTCTCCCACACTGCCAATATTGTAAATGTAGCCTTTTTTATTAGCTTGATTCCATGCGTCATACACAGCTTCTAATACATGTACTTGTCCAAAGTTGGCCCATTCTTCCTGGGGCGGCCCATCAAATGCATTATTAATGAAAATGTCATAATCCAAGCTCATTTTAGCAATAGAGTTGTAATCCTTTGTTATATCAAGATTATCTGCACGACTAATACTAGTGCCGTTAAACACTTGTACTAGGTGTTTACCTAATCCTCTATTACCACCTGTAACTAAAACTTTCATCTAATAGATCCTCCTTGATCCCATACTTTTGTAAACTTATCACCGCAGGTCATTGCACACTCCATAATTTTGTTAGGCCCGGTCCAACGACCAACTAATTCTGCCCAAAACGGTGATTTAAAAATAGATTCTAAACTTTTTTTGTTAATGTCTAATTCTTCTTTATATCGATCAATAAATTCTTTTACTTGGTTTTTATTGTCACTTAGGAAACTGGCTGAATTGGCCCCAGGCATTGCATGCATATAAAATCTAGCATCATACATATTATGTTCAAAGAAATTGCATGGCAATACTAAACCTTCTGCGGTTATTACAACTTTGTTTCCTAGTAGTGCATCACAACGAACAGGTGTTTGTTTTAGATAATCTAAAAAAGTACCGTGCATCTTTTTTATAACTTCTATTTTTTGTACGCTAGGATTTTGCCACTCTGGGTTTACAGGCTCCTCTAACAAATACTCGGTGTAACCATGCCTATCTAGTACTGGCCAATTGGGATAAGAGCATTCGTTGGTATGATCATAAAAACGCCCGGTCTTTCTCGCCAAGAAATTAAAAAATCCATATTCTTTGCTTAGTGCTTGAGCCTGCTCAACCTGATGTTCGTTGTGTTTAAAAACAATATAATTCCATTGCGCCCTACCGCCCGCACTAATAAATGCACGGGCATTACGCATAGCAACATTGTATTTTACATTACGCCTGTACAGATGTAAAGTATCTTCTAGTCCATCAAATCCAAAGTCAATTTGTCCGTAGCCGTTCATGATAGTGGCAATCTCTCGCCAGTAATCTTCGTCATGAATTCCGCCATTGGTGTGAACATACAACCAAAGTGTTGAATTTTTATTTCTAAAGTCCTGTAATATGTCCAGGAATCCAGGATGCATTATAGGGTCGCCGTAGCTACCACAAAAAAATATTTGTTTTAAATTTCTGCAATGATTGACTGAAAAGGCAGCATCAACGGCATCGCGATCTAAATGCACTAACGGCATATAAGGATTAATACCCGAGCCTTGCATATTACGAGGGCACTGCGGGCAGGCAGCATTACAATAGGTTGTAATTTCTAACTGATATTCTTGTATAGATTTAAAATTAAACATCGGGTAAATCTTTAAAAAAATTCTTGGCTTCTTCTAATATACCAGCATTGGTTTGAAAGATTGTATTATCTAGTTTGGGTCCTTGTTGCCTAGTAGCAATCAACCACGGAAGTACAGGAGCAACGAATTCAAACTTCCAGGTACCATTATGCCCAAGATAAAGATTAGGGCAAATAAAATATGGCTCACTATCAGATTTATGCATATATACCGGAAAGAACTTGCCGTCCCATAATTCTCTTTCTAAATCCACTTCATCAAGTGCTATACGCTTGATTTCAATGTGCCTATCTATGACAATATTGCCGTAAGGATCATGCACATGATGATTGGGCTTCTTGTCATAGTGTACGATTTTTAAGTCGTGCCCGCCGTTGGTTAAATCAATATCAAATTGAAAGTGTTCTTCGGCATCTCCTGTATACAAAGATATGTAATCGTCTATAATTATTTTAACCTGTGGATTACCTAGTCTACGCTCAACAAAAAAATCAATTTCTAGTTTCAATGTATTACTCCAGCAAGTTTAGACAATCGTTCTTGGTATTTGTCCATCATGATCTTAATCTGATCGTCGCCCTTCCAAAAAGTATAACCTAAATTAACTGCATGTTCCTGCGCCTGTATTCTACGCATGATTCTTTTTTTGTATGTAAGATCAGGATTATCTTCACATATCCAATTGGCACCCTGCGGTCTTTGGCCATTGACCCCAATAATTTTTAATGTGTCGGGTCGTTCATACATTTCAGTGCCTTCTTCAATAGTTAATGTGGTACCAAGATTAACGCCAATGATTGTACCGTCGGCAACATATTTTTGATATTTTGTTAACATATCTAGTGTAGCTTGAAAATCTTCGTCTGTTTCAGTAGGAAATCCGACTATAATCAGCAAGTAAACTTGCATTTTGTTTTTGCTATACTGCTCCATATTGTAATCAAGATCTTCTCCAATATAGCCTTTTTGCATATGTGCTCTAATACGATCGCTACCAGTTTCTACCCCAATTACCATTGTTTCAGCACCTGCTTGTGCCATAGTTTCAAAGTCACTGGGCTTGAATGCTTTTTTGCTGTGTACAATAGCATGACTGCTATATGTAAAATATCTATCTGGTAAATTATGTTCACTGTAATAATTTACTAATGCCTGATTAAATTGTCTAAAGTCTCTAACACTGCCGTTACAAAGAGCGTCATGAAAGAAGTAATTTCTGACTCCGTAAGTTTCATAATAGTGTATCATTTCTGCTGCCAAACG